TCGGGCAAAACCGTGTGCCGTAAGCGCAGCAAGAAAAATTATACGGCGGGGAGGCGTAGCGGATGCTTCTTTGAAATGATGCGATTACTTGAAGAAACAGAGAGAGAGAGAGAACACGCCATGCCGGCCGTTATCATTGCGGAGAATGTGCGAGGGTTACGCCCATATCTGCCAGTGTTACGCCTGGAATATGAACGCCACGGGTACACGGCACATATTGAAATGTTTAATTCCAAATATTGGAACGTGCCACAGAACCGGGACCGTTACGCAGTAGTAGGGACCAGGAACAAAAAGAACCTATCATTTACATTTCCAAAAGAGCAACACGAATTTGTACCGAAATTATCGGATTACCTGGAAAAAGACGTGCCGGAAAAATATTACTTGCCGGATGAAAAAGCACAAACCATTATAGCCCAGGCAATGGAGAAATTAGAGAAAATGGGAAAGTGCCATGCGTGCATTACGCCGGACCGTATCAACAAGCGGCAGAACGGACCGAGGGCAAAGGCAGAGGACGAGCCAATGTTTACACTTACCGCCCAGGATTTACACGGCGTTATCATCCTGGAAGATGAACAGACGGAAGAAAGCGTGGTTACGGACATTGCAGAGGAAACCGGGCTTTTAGACCCCAACGGTTGCGGTAAAACATTACGAGTTGGGGGGGGGCGGAAGCATCACAAAGAAGCATAACTACCAACACGTTATCATCAATCCAGGGGGGGGCAGAGAGCAACAGAGTTTCCCATAACAGTAACGGTCAATAAGTGCGGAAGAAATGTTTTAAAAATTGCGGATGTTTCCCCGTGCCTTACCGCAAGGGATTATAAAGGGTACGCCGGAAAGAAAGACATGATAGCAGTTATAGAAGAGCGAAAGGAACAAGACAATGGAAAGAGCAAATAACCAGGGTTGCCAAATGGTGGGGATGCTTGACATAAAGGGTCAAGACCAATGCCGCCGGGTGTATTCCGTGAATGGAATAGCACCAACCCTTACAACATCCGGGGGGGGGCAAAGGGAAGTGAAAATATTTGATACAAAGCGGTTGAGGGTGCGAAAGTTGACTCCAAAAGAATACGGAATTTTACAAGCGTTCCCTATGGACGATTGGAAACAAGTTGTTTCAGATAGCCAGGCATATAAACAATTTGGTAACGCAGTAACCACAACGGTATTTACTGCAATAGCGGAAGAGATAGCAAAAAGCATTTATGCAGCAGAAGAAAGCGAGGAACAAAACATGGAAGCAGAAAACAAGAACTTTACCGGAATGAATGAACCGGAAGAGAAGCCAACGGCGGAAAGCATTTTGGCAGCAGCGGAAGCAGAAGCCAAGGTGGCAGCAGGACGGGAAGAAACAACTAAAACAGCAATTCCGGCAAAGGAAACCATAACACCGAACTCATTAGCCAACGGGATGTTGCAGTTTCTTCTTGATAGCGGAATCGTAGCGAGTGCGTGCGTAACGGATGAAACAGAAAAGATGTTTGCAAAGTACATTAAAGAAGAATTGGACGGAATAACGATTGGGGAAACACCGGAGATATTGAGAGATTGGGAAGCGGCACAAAACGCCGTCAATGATATGCTTTCAAAATATGCACCGGGCGGATATATGGGAAAAATCATTTATCCATTACTTACCCCGTTAAAAGAACGGTTGGAAGCCGGAGAAAGAACACCGGATTTATACAACGCCATTGTAGAAGCCACAAGGTAGGTGCAGCGTATGACATTGGCGGATATTGTGGGTGTTATGTCCGGCCCGGACCGTGTGCGGATTATGAAAGGCAAAGCGGAACTATACGCCGGGTATTTAGGGAACATGGTACGCACGCCGGAATATGAAGCCATTATGGCGGAAGAGGTCACACGGATAAAAGAAAAAGTGGACATAACCCATAAAAGATATAAGGAATTGGGACTAACGCAGCCATTACACCCGGAAGAAACACCAAATTACAGTTTTTCAGATTTGCAGTTGACTATATACCGGGAAATCATATTGAAAAGCGAGGAATAAGCCGTGGCGGAAATTGGAAAGTTGGAAATTACCGTTTTGGATATGCCCGAAGTCCAAAGGCTATTGAAGCGGTACGAAAAAATACAAAGGCGGCGTGCCTGGAAAAATCACGCAAGGACAAAGAAAGTGAGGAATAGCACATGGAAGAAAAAGCAATGATGCCTATTAACAATCAGATTGAGCCGGATTTTTTAGAACACATCAAAAGCACCTTTAAGCGGTGGAGAGATTTAAACACCCAGGGCGTGACGATTGGGGCAAGGGAATTTAGCAATTTTGCCTTTACCTTAAAAGGTGCATCCATGAATAGCCATTTGGGATTTAAGTATAATTTCAACCCACGGGGAACGGATGCAGACGGAAACCCGGCAATCACATTAAAACTTTATACCAAGCCGGAGCAGATGAACCCGGCAGCAGATAGGCCGGTATACGAATTTGCAGCCCCTTACATAGTTTAGGGGTGCAGCAGTACAGAAAGCGAGAGAACACAACATGATGCAGAAATTAAAAGAAGAAATCACGGCAGCAGCCAACAGAGAACTAAACCGGGCAAATGAGCAATTCCCGTTATTTACCTCAAAACATGAGGGCGTGGCGGTTGCCTATGAGGAATTGGAAGAGAGTAAAGAAGCCCTTGAAGAGTTGGAAACATCCTTTAAGTGCTTATGGGATGATGTGAGAGGAAAAGAAACGCCTTGTTATCTGAAAGAAGAGATAACACCGCTTAAAATCGCAGATTACGCAATTAACCTTGCGTGTGAAGCCGTACAGACGGCCGCCATGCTTATGAAATATGAAATGAGCCTTAACCCGGCAACAGAAAGCGAGGGCGAATAATGGCAATATACGCAATTGATTTTGATAACACATTGGCTATTACCCGTTTCCCGGAAATCGTAGCCCCAAACAAAAAAATGGTTGCTTTTGCGAAAGCAGTAAAAGCCCAGGGACACCAAAGAATATTGTGGACAAGCAGAGCCGGGGCAGACCTAGAAAATGCCGTGGAATGGTGCAGAGTGCAAGGGCTTGTATTTGATGCCGTGAATGAACCTTTACCGGAACAGATAAAGCGGTGGGGCAATGATACAAGAAAAATCTATGCAGATTATTACATAGACGATAAGAACATGACAATAGCCCAGGTGGAAAGCACCATAAACCAAATAAAAGAGATTATGGAAGAAATGACAGAGTAGAAAGCGAGGATAAATAAATGGGATTTATGGACAATTTTACATCAGATAGCCCGGTAACAGTAAAGCAGCCAGATTATTACGCAATGGTAAAGGAAGCAGCCAAAGCGGAGTTAATCACAAATGCGGTCAATGCGGAAGTGCCAGGGTACTACATCCAAGCAATGATTACCGGGAAAAAGCCGGATTTTCTTAATACCCTGGATACAGAGGAAGAGGAAACCGGATTTAGAACGGAATATGAACAGATAACCGGGGCGGTGGTATCAATTTTTGAAGCCTGGGAGAAAGAAAACGGCGTTGAGAGTGCAGCGGCCGGATTACATAGGCTTATAGATGATTTAAGCAAAAACCGAATTGAGGAATTAAGGGTAATCAGAGAAAACAGAGAAGCAGAAAACGCAATATTAAGCAAATTACTAATTCCGCCATTACGTGGGGACGAAAGCAGAGCGGAAGAAACAGAAAGCGAGGGAACACAACATGATGCAGACGGCGGCAGTACAGAAGATAAGCGAACAGAATAGCCCATATAAAGCAATGTTGGACCGGGCCTATATGATAGGCTACACGGATGCCATGAACCAGGAGAGAAGCCGCAGAAGAGCCGCCAGGGAACGCCGGGAAAGAAAAAAGTATTTTGCCATGCAGAAGTTAAACGGCGTTGCGTTGCTGATTTTCACGGCCGTAGCAATCAAGATTTTAGAGGGAGATGCAACAATAGCATTTATAACCGTTCCTTTAGGGTTATCCATGCTTTTATCCAAAGAAATGTTGATTATCAATAAATATTATTGGAAATGCGAGGAAAAGGCGGAAAGAGGGGTGCAGTAATGAAGTTTGTTATCCAGGGATTAAAGTACGATACGGATAAAATGAAGAAAATAGCGAATGTGAAGAAATGGTATGAAACCAATAGTCCACTTGTTAAGGCAATTTACGGAAACAGAGAAGTAGGAACTACATACGATTGTGAATTGTGGAGAAGTGAAAAAGGAAATTGGCTTTTGACACATACAGAGGACTACAACACGAAAGTAGGACACGCCATAACAGAAGAGGAAGCAAAAAGCCTTTTAATGAGATATGCACCGGATATTTACGAAACAGAGTTTGAAAAAATACCGGAAGCATAGAAAAAGCGAACCCCTATTGCAAAGGTGGGGACCTAAAACAATAGGGGTTGGAACTCAACAAAGAGAGTATAGCACAATATATAGTGTTTGTAAATGTGGTTTTTCTATATATAGGAAGAAACCGCATTGGAAAGGTTGGTTTTACATGGTTGTAAGGATTATTACCATAATTGCAGCAGTTACGGCAACGGGATTTTTCACGCTTGCCGCTTTATGGTTCATAGGATTTTTGAAAGTCCGCCAGGCGTGGGCGTGGCTTTTTGAAGATTGGGACCGTAGATTTTAATTTTTTTTGACGGTGCAACCGGGTTTAGCCGTCCTTGTAATGGGCCTTAACATATCAACCATTATAGAAATATATGTTTTATATCTGCCTGGATAGGTGGGTTTTAGATAGATAAGTGAAAAGGTGGGGCAATGGGTAAAAGATATTATGACAATTACGATTATGAGGAAGCATACAAGGAGCAGTGCAAGAAGTTAGAGGAAGCAGAAATGGAAAGGTGGATGAAAGAGGGGTGGGTAAACTGCCTATACAGAACATCCACATACAAAAGCACCAATACAGAGAGCAACACAACATTGCTTGAAAGTATGGTGTACCCGTCCTTTAAATTCAAAGCAGATATGCCAAAGACGGAAAAGAAGAGAGAAACAAGCCCGTCACAATCAAACCTCAACGATAAGAACGCAAGACGGTATTTAATCCGTTTAGCCAATATCAATTTTGGAAAAGGGGATATATGGGCTACGTTTGGTTGGAATAATGGGTTATTGCCGGAAACCTACGAGGATGCAAAAAAAGATGTGGTTAATTTCATACGCCGCATAAACCGCAAGCGTAAAAAGTTAGGGTTAGAAAATGCAAAGTATATTTACATAATCGCATTTGAGGAATACACACGCCCACATTTTCATTTACTCATATCCGGCGGAATAGACCGTGACGAGTTAGAAAGAATGTGGGGAAAGTGCGATAGACCAAACACCAGGAACATAAGCCCGGACGAGAATTTTTTATTAACCGGACTTGCTACCTACATAACACAGAACCCACACGGAACAAAGCGTTGGTGTCCGTCCAAGAATTTGAAAAAACCGGATGAACCAAAACGCAGTTACTCAAAATTCAGAAAAGCAAAGGTGGAGAAAATGGCCTTTGATAGTAGCGTGTTACAAGCAGAAATGGAAAAGGCATATCCGGGCTTTACGTTCCTGGATGCAGAGGTAAAGCACAACGGAGTAAACGCAGCCTTTTACATATACGCCCGTATGGTTAAAAAGGGCGAGAAGCCGAAAGGCAAGCCACAAAAAAGAAAGCGAGGGAACAAAGCATGAAAATTATTTGCACACTAAACCTAAAGGGCGGATGTGCCAAGACCACAACGGCGGTCAGCATGGCGGAGTTATTGGCAACCGGGTTTAAATCGAAGCGTGGAACGGTTAAGCCTGGGAAAGTCCTTTTATTTGACAATGACAAGCAAGGGAACGCAAGCCGCCTATTTGATGCGTACCAGGGAGAAACAGAAAGCCCGGCGGCAGCAGTATTAAAAAATGCCACATTCAAGGGAAACACCATAAGACACACAAAAATTAAGAATTTGGACATTGTGCCGTGCAATTATTTTATGGAGTTGGCGGAATTGGAGATTAAGGCAGATACAGACACGCCACAACACGACAGATACCGCCGAGCGTTTGAGGAATTGAAAAACACGCCGACATTTGGAAATTATGATTGCTGCATCATAGACAACGCCCCGGATTTAGGCATGAACGTAATAAATGCACTTGTGGCAGCGGATGAAATTATTATACCCGTGAATTTGGATTGCTACTCATTGGACGGATTGGAAGAGTTGGTGGACCAGGTAAATAACGTAAGGCAGTTAAACAGAAAGGCACACATTGCCGGGGTACTTATTACGGATTACGAGAAATCAGACACAAGCGAAGCAGCGGAAACATGGTTGAGAGAAAAAAGCGGATTGATAGTATTTAATACAATCATCAGACATTCCAAGAAAGTAAAAGACAGTACATTTTACCACAAAACGCCAATAGCCTATTCCGTGAGAAGTGGAGCGGCACAAGGATATAAAAATTTTATCCTGGAATGTATGGGAGAAACACGCATAGCAGAAATGCAGAAAGAGAGGGTATAACATGGGCTTTAATATTATGGACCTTATGAACGGAGCAACCAGGGCAGCAGTTGAGGGCGTGGACAACTACGAAGCAATAACCCTTAACCTGGACGAAATCAAAGTTACGAAGCACAACCGTTATAGCATGGATGATTTGGAAGAATTGGCAACATCAATTCTTATGGACGGATTGCAAGAGCCGTTAATCATTGGCCGGGTAAACGGGGAGTATCTTCTTTCCGGTGGACATAGACGGCGTGAAGCCCTTGTTATTTTGCAGAATGAGGGACACACGGAGATTACGCAGAACATCCCGTGCCGCTTTAAGGACATGACGGAAACACAATTTAGATTGTCCTTGCTAATCGGCAATACATTTAACCGGAAAATGACCGATTACGATTTGATGAACCAGGCGGCGGATTGGAAAGAGGTATTGACACAGGCAAGAAAGGAAAAAATGTTAGTCCTGGAAGAGGGAAAAAGGGTTAGGGATTATGTGGCGGCAGTCCTGGGGGAGAAACCAACCAAGATTGCACAGTTGGAAGCAATTAACAACAACGCCACGGAAGAGGTAAAAGAGCAGTTTGAAAAAGGCAATATGAAAATTACAAGTGCCTATGAAACAAGCAGATTATCCGAGGATGCACAAAAAGAAGTTGCGGCAGCAGTTGAAGCCGGGGCGGATATAAAGAGCGAAGAGATAAAACAGATGTCCGAGGAGAAGAAAAAGAAGCGTAAGACCGCCGAGGACATAGCCAAGGAACAAAATGTGTCAGATACCGACACATCCGAGGAAGAAAAGGCAAACGCCAAGAAATTACACGCCGTAAAAATGCTTGAAAAATATTATATCTATCTTTCCGAAGAGGAAACGGGCATTTTGGAACGGATGTTGGAAGATTGCAAACGCCGCAAGCGTGAATACGCCTTAGAGGAAGATTAAACGGGTATGGGGAAAATTATATTATTCCCCACGCACCCGGATTATTGCAAAAGGTGTATTTATTCCAGGGACAACGGAACGTGTGCAAGCGAGAAATACAACGAAAATCAATACAAGGTAAATTGCGTGTGGCATTACTGCAAATACCGGAAAGAAAAGGCGGAATATGAAACATGAGTATGCAGAACATGAAGAGAAGCGAAACAACGGAGCAAATAGCCCTTTTCAATTGGGCGAAGCGGACAGAAAGCATATTGCCGGAATTGGCCTTGATGTACCATGTGCCAAACGAGGGCAAAAGGAGCAATGGCGGAATATTAAAGGCGGCCGGACTTAAAAGCGGTGTACCGGATATATGCCTACCCGTTGCAAATAACGGCTTTCACGGGTTGTATATCGAATTGAAGTTTGGAAAGAACAAGGCAACCAAAGCCCAGGAAGAGTATATGGCAATGCTTAACGCACAAGGCTATAAAACGGCGGTGTGCTATGGGGCAGAGGAAGCCGGGGAAGAGATATTGGCATATCTCACAGAACCGGGACGGATGCCAAAGAAAGCGTGCGTAAATGCACCGTGGATTGCCGGAATGTGTGACGGTATCAATTTACCGTCCCGTATGTTCCACCGGGAAGAGTGCCGGGGATGTAAACATTTCAACCCAGGCAAGGAAGAAAGAACCATGAATGAAGCGTTGGCGGATGTTATGGTGGAACTTAAAGAAATCACGGCAGACACAAAGCGGAAAATCATAAATCTTTCATGCGGAATAGGCTTATACAATAATAGCCTGGAAGATACGTTGGAAAGCATCAATGAGAATTTGGCATATTTGGTTAAAGAGCAAGAATTAACCGTGGAGCAGTCGGCAGCAGTATTAACGGTTGCTATGAAAGCCTACGAGGTAGGAAAGAAAGCGAGGATAAAAGTATGAGTGCAAAAGTAGATAAAACGGGTTCATGTTCCTTTTGTGGACAGACCAAAATAATACAGGTCCCGGAAGAGTGGGAGCAAGGGCAGATTAACGAAGCGGTAACGTGTGAGTGCGAATGTGAGCAAGCACAAGCATACGCCAAAGCAAAAGAGAGAAAGGACAAGGCAAAGAAAAGAGTAAATGAATTATTCGGCAGCGGTGCAGAAAAGCCCGTTGCGGAAGATGTGGTTAATCTTTTGATTGCAACAGTTGACGCAATCGAGGATAAGCACATGAAAGGGATTACCGTTGATGTGGGGCATGGCGTAAAAGCAAAGGTTTCTAAAATGGCGAAAGAAAGTATTAAGGTTGAACGGTCAGAGAATAAAAAGACCACCTACGAAGAATAGCGGATTGGGGGGCAGTATTGCAAAGAATTGATGATGATATTAAAGCCACAGTAAAAAAGATTATCCAGGGCAACGAGAAACGCAAACGCCGGATGCTTAACGGGAACGCATCAGCATTTGACCGTATGGCTTATAGCGTGATAGATGAAGCCCTTAATAATTCATGCCACAACATAGATAGCGAAGCGGCAAGGGAGCAGATGCAGAAACAAATATATAAAAGCGTGGTTCATTGTACGCCGTATGAAAGTATTTATGATGTGATGTGTGGCCGCCGTCAATTCTACGATTACCGCAA